TGGAAGAATGAAAGGTGGCGTTGGTAGTGGTTTCCAAAAATCCATCTACCAACGTCCAGATAATTGGAGGAAAGAAGCCTCCCAGCAGATGGAAATGTTGGTGGATCACCCTTTGGTTGATTTTTTGGAACAACCGAATTCGGTTCAGGGCAGATGGCAATTCGTGTACTCCTTCGTTGCCAATCTGTGTCTTACGGGCTGGTCGTATATCGTGGGAGGGGTGTCCGAAGAAGGGACTGTAGAGCTTTACAGTCTCCCAACAACGTGGGTCCGGCCAGACCATACAGAGGGACCCTTTTCTAAGTTTCGAATAATCAACCCCAAAAATCCAACAGCGGAAGCCGATTCCAAGCCTTTGGATCGAAAGAATGTTGGATTCGCTTATCTTCCCAACCCGTCGGACCCCCTTTTGGCAATGGCTCCCTCTGCCAGCCAAATGACGGCAATTAAGATTGATGACAATATTCAAAATTGCCAAGGGGCTTTCTTCGAAAATGGGTTGTTTCCTTCTGTAATCGTTACCGTGGGAAAGGACCCCCATCCGGATGTTCCAGCCGGCATTCGTCCACGGCTCAATGCTTCCCAACGTCGGCAAGTAATGGGGGCCATTCGGAAGGTAATGGGAGGGGTCGCCAATTATGGAAACCCTGCCATTGTAGACGGCATGATCGAAAAAATCGAACGATTGTCCGCTACACAGAATGAGATTGGATGGGAGAAGAGCGAGGGAACGGTAAGAACCCGTATTCTCTCCTCGCTGGGGGTTCACCCTTATATTTTAGGGGAACCCGTGGGTGTGGGAGGTTATGCTCAGGTAGCCAATATTGAAAAGAGGTTCTATAAACGGGTAAACACCTATTTGGAAATGCTGACCTCTGTTGTAGGGGGCTTCGTGGCCAATGTTTTGGAGGATCAAGAATCCAAACAAACGGCTCGCCGGCTTTCCAAGCCGAACAGCAAGGTGGAACCCGTTCGAAAATCAAATCCCATCAAAGTTTGGTGGGAGCCTTGTGTGCCTCACGACCCATCTATGCATTGGAGCAACCTGAATGCAGCTCGCAGCCGAGGGGATGTTTCGCGTAATGAAATCCGTTTGGAGTTGGGGCTGCCCCCGGATGAGACTGGTGGGGACCAAACGAAAAACTTCACCTCTGGGGACATTACTGCTATCACCTCCCTCCAGAAAATGGTGGCAGATGGTTCTATTGAGCCTAAACAAGCAGCTCTTGTCTATCAAATTGCTTACGACCTCTCTCCAGAAGATGCGAAACTGCTCGCCGGCAAGAAACCCGAGAAACCTGCGGAGCCCGCTATGGACCCCAATGCAGCCAATTCAATGGAACAGCCTGTCCCAGATGCCAATCCTCAGGCCAATGAACCACCAACTACAGAGGAAGAAGCGTTGGAAAAAGCAAAAGAAATTCTAAACAAAGTGACTGCTTACCTCAATACTCCTGTTTCCGAGCTGGTGGAACAGGAGTTGTCCCTGTTAGATTTAGACTGCGAATAATTTCCAAGAGGGATTTTTATTATGTCGTTCCATCTCCCAGTGTTGGTCGAATTGATCCGTGTCGCGAGAAAAGCGGTATGGACCAAAGACGCATTGGTTAAAAAAGAAGTTTCTAGGCGAGTTCGAGCACAACGGGAGAAGAAGCAGTTTCTCAAGCTTTATCAGGCTACAGAAAATAAACTGGTTTCCAGCCTCCAGTCTTTCTTTCAAGAACAAGTACAGTCGGCAACAAAACAGATGGAACGGTTGGTTGGAGATGATTTGTCGGCAAAAGAAATTGCCTCCAAGATTTACAAACCTACGGATTGGAATCTACCCCTCGCCAATGCCACGTTCCCTGTTTTGGTGAACGATATCTCGAAGGCAGCTCTGCTCCAGCTCTCTTCTATGGGGTATGTTCTTCCTAGTCAACAGAAATCCACGGCCTCCGACTGGTTGGAGTCTCATGGGGTGCCCATTCCAGACTCCATTATCACGGACATGCCCGATTGGATGGTGGAAAAAATTGAAGACTTGTGCGAGACTAGTTTCTCACAAGAGTTCTGGGATGATGTAAGTAAGACAACCTTGGATGACTTAGAACGGGTGGTTTCCAAGGGTCTTACGGAGGGCCTTTCCATTCCAAAGTTGGCGAAGCAAATCAAGAGCACACTCAACGATGAATACTATCACAATCGATCGGTCAACATTGCCAGAACAGAGGCCGGCTCTGCTCTCAATGGAGCACGGCGAGCCGCTATTGATGGGCTGATGGAGGAAATTGGCGACCAGTTACCCATGAAAGTGGTTTGGTTGTCTGTTCTTGGTACCACGACACGGGAAGAACATGCCCATCTGGATGGTGTGCCGGCCGATGAAAATGGACGCTGGGAGTTGGCGGGCAAATCAATTCCTTGGCCGGGCCATTGGAATCTGCCTCCAAGCCAACGATGTAATTGCCAATGTACGATTTTGGTAGAATATGGAATGGAGGAGGCCGAAGCGAAACAGCTGATTGCCGATTACTCCATGAGGGTAGCCAAGAAACCCGGAGGTAAAACCCTGCGACAGTTGGTGGAGAAGTACCGTCCAGCTCAGCCCCGGGTTCCGGCTGACTCTCCCCAAGGAGGTCAGTGGACAGACGGGGGTGGTGGGAGTGGTGGTGGGGATTTGGGAGACCTGCCAGACGATATTGGGGGCATTGACGACTTGCCGGATGACCTTGGTAGTGTGGAAGATTTGCCGGACGACCTTGGGGGTTCCAGTTCTTCTTCCTTTGTGGATTCCCTGTCCGAACAAGAAAAGAAAGCCATTACCCAATACACGACGGGGGCTTATGCCCTCCTCAACGAACGGCTTCGGAAATGTCCGGACACACTTGGTTGCCTATCTGCTCCTCAAATGACTCTCCATAAACGGTTGGAGTCTGCCCTGAAGAAACGGGAATCATACGACCCGCCCAAGAAGCTCTACCGTGGTATTTCCTTGTTCCCCCATGAGGCCGGGTTGTTGTTAGAACAGCTCAAAAAAAGTGTGGGGAAGAAGTTGTCTTTTCCGGGTGTTACTTCTTTTACAGAAGACGCTGAGGTTGCGACGGAGTTTGCTACGGGAGGGTCGCTCAAGAAACAGGGATTTATGTTTTCCGTGAAAGCGAAAACGGGAGCTTCCATTGAGGCGATGTCTAAATATCCCCACGAAAAAGAAGTGATTCACCCTCACAATACAAAATATAAAGTCGCGGGTGTCCGAAAAGAAAACGGTCGAACTATTGTTGATTTGGAAGAGGTTTAATTCATATGTCCGAAGAAACCTTGCATCGGCGTCGGTTTACCCTGGACTCCCTGGATGGGATTGTCTTTGATTTAGACGAAAATGATAAGAGCTACGAGGTCCTGGATGGGTTGAAATTTAACCCGAACCAGCCCCGGGTAGCGAGTGGTCCCCAAGGGGGTCAATGGACGGCTGGTTCTTGGTCTGCGGCTGTGACTGCCGCTCCAAAGGAGCTTCATGACGCGGCTGGAAATCCTATTCCTGGTAATATTGGGAAACTTTCGAAGGTGGACACCTCGAAATGGGATGCCAATAAGCCAGGCTCTAAAGCAGCCCTCAAGAAAATTGCATTATATGAGAAGTTGGCGGCGGCGGGGGCTTGGGGAGAATTGGCAGCGGCAAAGGAGTCCCTTAAAGTATCCGGCTCTCCCAATACGTACCAGAAAACAACGATTAAAGCGTTAGATACTTTGTTGGAGGCCTCCAAGCTCAAATCGGTCAACGAGATCCCGGAAAAAGCGGAGGTGACTAAAGAGGACACCGCCGTATTGTCTACCAAGGGTTGGGTCCAGATTTCTGGAAAGCTTGGAACGGAAGAAGGTGGGAAATTCAAAGGTCCTGACGGTAAAGAATATTACGTCAAGACTCCTACGAATCCAGCCCGTGCTCATAACGAGGTGTTGGCCTCCAAGCTTTACGAGGCGTTTGGAGCTCAAGCGATCAAGTGCCATTTGGTGGACCTCAACGGGAAAACTGCTGTAGCTTCGGAGTGGGCACAAGAGTCCGTGGTTCCAAAGTGGGATAACCCCAATGTCAAGGCAGATGCAGCGAGGGATTACGCTGTTCACGCTTTATTGGGGAATTGGGATGTGATTGGCCATCCATCTCAGCCGGACAATTGCAAATACATTGGTGGCAAACTGACGCTCGTGGATGCTGGGGGTTCGTTGGAGTTCAAGGCTAGTGGAGGGTCGGGCAAGAAACCTTACGGGCCAGATTTGAAGGACTACGATACCTTACGAAATCATGTTTACAACACGATGGGAGGTGCTGTTTTCGGGGATATGACGAAGCAGCAGCATATTGAGACAATGGGTCGCGTGGTAAACTCTGGTATGACCCCCAAGAAAATCCAAGACTTGGTGGATAAGTACCACGGAGGAACGGAAGCAGAAAAGAAGGCTCTTGGGAAAACTATTGCTACTCGTATGGAGCTCATGAAAGCAAAATACGAAAAAGCAGTTTTAGAAGAGAAGGTTACAAAGGCCGCGGTGGAGGCTTATCAAGCTCAGGTCGCCAGTTCTTCCCCGGATCAAAAACCGAAGTTAGAACTCCCTGGTAAGTCGCCGGATGCTGTTCCTAATGTGTCCATGCCACCTAAGCCTATCAATTTGGCTTCGATGCATCCTGCTAATCAGAAAATTATCAATAAGGTGGCGGAAGCAGCTATTCAGTGGAGTGCTGATTCAACGAGTGTCATGGAGGCATTTAATTCTGAAATAACTAAAGTGAATGACGAGTATGGAACATCCACGCCCGGTGGATTTACAGAATTTGCTGCTGTTTCTAAATTTGTTGTCGAATCAGCCAATGCCATGAAGGCCACCCAAGAAGCCTTTTTTGCTCAGATGAACAAAGGCACATC